AGTTTATGGCGATTGCAGTATTATGATGAATGTAGATCTAGAGATGAGAACTCTAGAAAATCTATTAATTCAAGGATGGGTAACAAAAGAAACTGTAGCAAATAGTTTAGAATTTGCTTATCAGAATAGAGATACAGAACTAAAAGAACTTTCCAAATTAACTTATGATAAATTTAATAGTAAAGACTATAATTGGAAAGAAATTGTAACAAATAAATGGGAACCTATATTTACAGAAGCTTATGACAACGATTAGTTGGCCCACCGCACACGATAAAGAAGTAACAGACGCCATTAGAGAAGCTATTGGTAGAGATGTTACGTTTTGGTATTTAGCTGGAACTACTCCATGTACTGAACCTACTTGTAGTTTAGATCCAGTAACAAATACTTCTACTAATTCTTTTTGTGCTGTATGTAGTGGATTATACAATATACCTATTTATTCTGGTGCAGTAATAAATGCTCATGTAACCTGGGGATATTCAGAACAATTAGGATGGGTTACAGGGGGACAATTAGATGAGGGGGAATGTAGAGTACAAATTGAATATACTCCTGCTAATGTGACTATAGTAAATACTACTAAGTGGGTAGAGGTAGATAGCAGGATTATGCAAATTATAAAGAAAATTTATAGAGGGGTTCAATCTATCAATCGTATTCTGATAGATTTAATAGAAAAAGGAGTATAATTAATATGGATGAACAAGTTCAAGGATTCAAAAGAACTGGTATTTTAATGCAGGGGTTTGATTTATTCGATGTAGTTTCTTACATGGGTAAGACTAATAAGAAATATCAAGCAACATTATTAGCAGATTTAGAAAGATTAGTAGAACCAGAAGTATTTCCACAAGTTAGAAAATTAGTTTTAGATTCGTCTAACAACTATTTACGAGCTATTGTTAAGGAGATTTTTGGTGGTATAGAGGTCTAATGTACAGTAATAAACATCTTCTCGTAAAGGATATTGATGATCTAGTAGGAAAAGATTGGCAAGTTTTCTTCAGTAAGATGGAAGAAATAGAATCTGTTGTAAAAGAGATTAACGAGATAGATAAAGCAATAGAAAATAAAGAACCATTTGAAAAAAAAGCTATTGAAATTACATTAGCATCTTTATCAGAAATAGCAGAACGATTAATAATTACAGAAGTTTTACGTTCTTGTGTCTCATCAAAAGAGTTTAATTATGAGCCATATGTAGCACACCTATTAGGAGCTATTAATGCTAATATCAACGACATTGTAGAAATAAAAATAAACGGACTAAATAGTATAGACGTTAAGGTAAATTTTAATCCTCTCGGACAAATAGAACAATGGGCAAGTGCGATACAAGAAGCAAGAGATCTTCTAAACCTGGGTAAAAGTAGAGGAGCGCAAAAAGGTACAGCTAAAGAAAAAAAGAATAAGAAGGGGGAAATAATTCCTCCTAAACCTAATATACCAGGAGAACCTACATCTGGTGAGCTTTCTTCAATTTTATGGGAATATAAAATATATAAACCAGGAAGAGAAGGAGCAGGTGTAAAGAGATGGAACAGGAAATTAGAAGATTGGGTTGATAGAACAGAGCATTATAAAGGATTATATGCTACAACAATTGACGCACGATTAGCACAACTGCCAAAAAATAAAGCTCCTTATTGGAACATTATAGAACACGGAAATGCAGTAATGACTGGAGGAGAAGGGATACCTTATCCAATTGTTATGCCATCGAATATGGTGAATTTAGTAAGTAAATATTTGAATAATAAGGCAAAAGACTTATTGTCAGAAAACAGAACAAGAGTAGAAAATGCTTTTGCGGAAAATTTACAAAAGACACTAGGATTTAAAAAATGGGGAGGATCTTGGAATGAGATGAAAAGCATTATAGGCGATGAGATAGAAAGAGAATTACAAGAGGGAACAATAGTTATCCGTGGAGATATTGGAGAACATTCTCAATTTGTAAGAACATATGGTGACGTAAATGTATACGGGTTTCTAAAGAACGGAAAAACTTTACAAATTAGTGCAAGAGGTAGAACAGGATTTATAGGAACAAGCACTTTAAGGAACATATTTAAATGATGTATACAGAAAGAAAACAAGATTTATCGGTTTATTATTTTATAAAAGATATATTATCAACTACGCCTCAAGTAAGTGTAGTAGATGAATTTCCAGTTCAAAAGCTGGTTTTACCAACAGTAGCAGTAGAAGCAAAGACTATTGATACTTCGCAATTTGAATTGGGCAACAAAAACAGAAGCCTATTCAGGGTTTGGTATATTGACGTGTTCGCTCAAAATAAATCCCAAAGAGATGAGTTAGGGTATCTAATTCTAAATTCTTTAGAAGATTGTATACCCGTTTATGATTACGATGAGGGATTTCCACCTACAGTGGTAACTAGATTAGGATGTTTAGAAGTACAGGATTTAAGTATGGAAATCATACGAATAAATCCTTATCTTGTAGATACTCTTTATTATAGAACAACTGTTAGTTTTTCGGCAATATATAATATTATTCAGGAGGCATAAGTTTTATTATGGCAAAGCGACTAGCTATCCCATCAGACGAACTGAAGCTAAAAATTGTTGGTCCTTACGACTCTATAGATGTACCTAGAGTTCAAAGACTAACTATGAATACCGATGTTCCCATCACAGATATTTACGAGCTTGGTAACAACCAAATGGCTGGAACTGCTCTTGACCTACCAGCAATTACACTAACCTTTAGTGTTTTTGATGTGGGTATCAAGACTTTTGCAGTTTTGACTGGTAAAGACCCTGCCGCATATCCTGGTGCTGGAGTCGACATTTCAGATCTTCAGGAAGCTGATGCAATCATATATGTTAAAGACGCCTCTGTAAGTGATTTCGTAAAGACAGCACATGCTAAACGTCTACAGGTTAGAGATTTTTCCTTTAACTATTCTGTTGATGGTGAATCAACAGAAGATTATACTCTAGTAGGTTCAGAAAAACGATGGTTTAAAAATGACGTAGTTGTAGATAGATTTACTACAGGAACTACATCATTTACTCTATCGCAAACTCCTATACAACTAAAAAACGGTAATGATCTTTTAACAGTAATTCTGGATGCAGGTTATTTGACCGAAGTTGCTGGAGTACCTGCTACTAATGAGTATGCAGTTACTGGAACAACTTTAACAACTGGAGACGAAAGAACTGCTCAAGTAATTGCAGTTTACCATGCTAGTCCCGCAGGTAGTAACTGGGCTTATATCTCAGATACACAAATGCCAGCGGCTATTAGAGGTAAAGATGTAAAAATCTTGATTGCGGCTAACGATATCTTAAGAGTTCAAAATATTACTATTAACGGTAATCTAAATGTTCAGAATGTACGAGAAATGGGTAACGACTATATCGTTGGATATCAACGACAAGTTCCTACTGTTGATGGTACTATTACTGTACTAGATACTGATACTGAATTAATGGATCTATTACTAAATGGTTCTATTAACTCTGGTGATACAGAATTCTTAATCGGTACTGCATGTATGGCTTCAGGAATTGACTTAAAGATTCGTCTACTTGATCCCTGCGATGAGACCAATGCAACTGTTCTAAAGACAGTTTACATTCCGGACGTAATCGTAGCTGGTGATAGTTACACATCAAACGTCAACCAAAATGCACAACAGACATTCAACTGGCGATCAAACACAGCTCAATGTATTGTGTATAGCGGCTCTTATTAGAACCACTAATTAACAATTTAATTAGCCATTAGCTAAAGGATTCAGTAAAGGGGCTACAAGATTTATTTCTTCTGTAGCCCCTTTTAATTTTTATATAAAGGAGAAGTACAATGAAGGAAATAGAGAAAAATGATGTAGATGTTTCTAAATTATTTAAATGGTCAAAGGAATATAGTATAGTAGATACTCAAGGCAATGATTTACTTAAAGTATTTATTAGATTAGTAGGAGATGCAGAAGTTAATAGAGCAAGAACTTTTGCACTAAGGAAATCAGCGGAATTTAGAAGAAAACTACATGAACAAGATTCTGATGAAAGATTAGCTTTTATTCCAGAATTAGATTTACTAGACGATGCGGTTCTTATAGAAAGCGTATTATTGGAATGGGCAAGAGAATTTTCACAAGATGCTATTAGAAATCTAGAAATGACTTTACCAGTAGAACCACATTCAGAAGCTACCCTAGAAGAACAAGAAAAATATCAAAAAGAAGTAGACTCTTGGCCCACTAGACGTGAATCACTGATTAGAAAGTACATGGAAGAAAGATTAGAATCTAAAAGGAATGAACTAAAAGAACTAGATGTTAACTTAATTTATAGTGAATATATAAAATTATTAATTAATCGTCTATGTGAGAATGAAATGGTTTCGGCATATAGAAAAATGTGCACATACTTTGGATGTTACAAAGATAATAAATTTAGAGAAAGAGTTTTTGAATCTTTTGAAGAGTTTGATAATTCTTCTACAGAGATTAAGAATCAATTAATGGACAGTTACCTATCTTTGGAGATAGATGGAGAAGACCTAAAAAAATCGCCAGGAGTAATGCAATAGTTAGATTGTGGACTGTTGCTAGGGATCTAAAAATCCCCCTAGATAACACAATCAAAGAGATAGAGGATATTCCTCATACAGTCTCTTTTGTAGTAAGAAAAAGACAACAGATAGATAATCTTAATGATCTTCCAGAAGAAAAAAGACCTCCTGAACTGTTGTTGTGGGACGGAACTCCTGAAGAATTAGATAAATGGCTTAATGAGGTTTTATCTGGAAAAAAGGAATCAAAGGTAGAATTAATGATTAAAGAATCGGAGATTGAAGGATGAATAAAATAAGAGCTTTAAAATATAAGATGGATGATGAAAAACAACTTTGTACTTTATATATTATTAGAGATTTAAATACTAATAAGTATGTTGAACCTTTTAATAGTATAAGATTACAAAGGTTGTCTAGAGTATTAGAAGAAATGAATGAACAAGATAAGTTATTATTTGATTGGGAACACCCAAATGGTTCAATAATCAGAGGGGATTGGACTTGGTTTATTTACTATAGTTAGGAGTTAATTTATGTCAGTATTTGATGAGATTTTAAATAAGTTAGAAAAAATACAACAAGAAGGTGCAGAAACAGCTAAGATACTTGAAAGAGTAAATGCAGTAGCTGATACTTCTGGTGTTAAATCGGGGGCATATAATAATTCTGTCTTATTTAATACATCTATGTCCAGGAATAAAGAAACCATCTCTCCTAGAACG